CACTCGATATGCCATAGACGCCGAAGCCGTAGTCGCCGCGGCCGTAGCCGGATGGAAAGCCAGACGGCAGAATGGGCGGCGCCCCGGTCGGCGTGATGTCGTGAACCGTTCCGGTGTCGAACAGATAGGCGTAGAGGTGGGTCTCGGTGCCGAACGCGGCCCAGCGTTGGTAGGTGTTATCATGCCAGGTGACGACATCACGCGGCGGATCGGAGACGTCGCTGCCGCTCAGTTTCGCGTTACCGCCGATCGGCACGATGGCGCCGCCGCGCCAGCGGATGTTGTTGCTGTCCCACCATTTTCCAGGCGTCGCCTCGGAGGTTGACTGACGGACGATGCCGGCTGGGGGCGAGACGGTTATCCGGGGCATCAGGTGGCGGCCGGGTGCAGCCAGCCCACGTTCACGCCATTGATGACCACGCCGACGCGCGCGCCATCCCAGATGAACGCGAACGCGGTGAGACCGCCGTATGTCGTGTAGGCAACGCCATGCGCGCCGGCCAGAACGCCACCGACGCCGCTGATATAGCCCCCCATGGAAGTGATGTTGCCGCTCGCGGTAAGCGGGCCGGAAATATTGCCGGTGATGAGCGGCAGCAGGATGCCATCGACCAGCGTCCAGTTGGCGTTGGTTTTGTTGCCCCAGCTGTCCTGCGATCCGCCGATGGCGGGCAGGGTGAGCCCGAAATTCGGGGTGGTGCCGTCGGAACCGCTCATTTCACACCGGCCGGAGGATTGAGTGCCGTGTTGGTGATGCCGGCCGGGCTGTCCGAACTGTCATCCGTCACGGCCACGAACCACGTCCCGGCCGCGTCGTAGGGCACCTTCACATGCCAGCCACCAATCCCTGACGTGCGATTGTAGCCCATGCGCATGACCCAGTCCCGATAGGTGCCGGTCGAGGTGCCGGTGTGCGGCCGGTTGGTCTGCGGCGCGACCGGCGCCTGGAAGCCCCAGACAATGCCGCCGTTGGCTGCCCTCCATTGAGGGTTGCCACTTGGGGTGGGCGTCATTGAGCCGGCTGTGCTGGCCATCTCATGCCTCCTTCATCGCCACGCGCGGGACGAATGGCTGTGGTTCATCCCCGGCGGCCTGTTGCGCGCATTGCCGTTGGATCTCGGCTATGAGAGGTGCCACCACCTCGTAGGGGCCTTTGGCCAGCACCCGCATAGTGGTGTCCCAGGCACCGGCCTCGAGGGTGACGGCGAGTTTGTCGGTGGGGGTCATGCCCTACGCACCATCATCACGCTACCGTTCAGATATGCGCCGTCAACCGGCACGCCAGCGGTCGCGGCGGCGGCATCGTTGGCCGCGTTGACCCAAGGTCCGCTGAACGTCAGTGATCCATTGAGCATGTTGCCGTAGCTCTTATTGGTCGGACTGACGCTGCCTCCCGCGTATTGCACCAAGGGAATACCAACGGGAAGCCCAGCTACGTTGCCGGTGACAATGGTGTTGAGCGTGCCATTGAAATAAATCCCGGCGTTCTTCATATTGCTAATGAAATTGCCGTAAATGATCGTGTTGTTGCCGCCTTCGATATCAATCGCGACCTCGTTGGTTGATGTCGAAGCAGAACCGGAACCGTAGAAACTGTTGTTACAGATCAGCGCGGGACCGACGATTTGCGTCTCTATCGCGGCATACGAACCGTCCAGTGACGGGATGCCAAAATGCAGATGATAAGTATTGAGGATTTGCGGTGACTGGCCCTGATCTATGAATATGCCACGGGTTCCGCTGTTACAATGAGTGTTGCTGACGGCCAGCCACAGATCGGCATTCGCCTGCACACCAGACCATCTGATGCCGTAATCGTTACCAATGAACACGCACTGAGCCACATAGACCCCTTGCACCCAGTCACCGATCTGTAGTCCAACGCTACCGCCCACGAACTCCACGTCGTCGAGTTTGACCTCCACTGTGTAGGAACCGGCGCTCTTACCGTCCACTTTAATCCCCACGCCCTGAGCAGTCACGCCATCGGCGTTCGGCATTTGTCCAAAGATATGCTCCAACGAAACAACGGAACAGTTGAACACATGGATTTGCGTGAGCCAGAACTTCGTGTCACCGAAGAACACGATATCCTCAATGCTTATCGCGCCATATCTGTGCGCCTGATCGGCTGGCGTGGTGATCGTCAACCCGGTGTTCGCGAAAGTAGCGCCAGCGGAGTCACGGATGAAGGTCAGGCCCCGCACATGCGCACCCACGATTGGTGACAATGACAGCGTCAGCCCGTCACCGACACCATTGAAATACAGAATGGTGACACCACTGCCCGCGCCTTCAATCGTTACCGTGCTGGTGAACGCCTGTGACAGAGGACTGGATATCACATAAGTCCCGTGTGGTATCACGCCATGGCCACCGTTGGCGAGAGCAGCCAACCAGGACGCGAACGCGGGCGCGTCGTTCGTGACACCGTCGCCAACAGCACCGAGGTTCTTCACGTTGACCGAACCGCCCAACGCCGCGTCGAGTAGGTCCGCATTCAGATTCAGGTGGTTTCCCCACTGCTCCGCGTCGGCGTCGTAGGTCGGCTTAAAAAGACCGAGGTTCGGGGTCCTGGTGTATTCAGTGCCTGACATCACGCGGCTTTCGCGAAAGGTCCGGGCGCCCAGACGCCGGGCGCGCAGACGTGAACCTGGGACTGATCGAAGGCGCGCTCCAGCGGCACGAGATGCAGATCCGTATCGCCTGTCGCCGCATAGCCGCCGACGCCGAAGCCGCCCTGGCCGAAGCCAGACGGCACCGCGCCGGCCGGCTGAAACGCTGGTAGTGTACCGAAATTGAAGGTGCCGAAGTTGCCGGTGCCGAAGCCGCGCGACGAGGAGCCGACAAAAAGCACGATGATACCGGCCGCCGGAATGCGCGCGATGTCATACATGGCGATGCCGACCGGCGTGACCGTGGGCAGCGTGCCGAACAGGGTGCCCGTCGTATCCCACAGCGTCACGGTGTTGATGGCGCCCCAGAACGCGGTCGCGTGCGGCCACTGGAGCGAGGTTGTGTTGGCGATCGTGATGCCGTCAGCGCAATACGCCAGTGTGGCCGCCTGTCGCGTGTAGCCCGCCACGGTGACCTCGACCCCGCCCACCGCGAGGCCGACGAAGCAGGCGAGTGGAAAGGTGAGGCTGCCGCTCATACGATGTTCAGCACGGTGCCGTTGCGCCACACGGCGTTGGGAGGCAGGCCCGTGGCCGCCGTGGGCAGATTGGACATGATACGTCGCCCGTTAACGGTATTATCGAGGACCGTGTCTGGTTGTGGCGTGATCCCGCTGATTTGCGCGTCGCAACGATTACCCGTGATAACGGCGGCAAGTCCGATGACACCCGTGATGGCTGTCGCCATGCTCGCGAGGTAATTGCCGGTTATGAGCGCATAGTTCGCGCCGTTCATGCCCACCCCGGCGGCATTCGGCCCGCCATTGCCTATCCTCACGATGGTATTACTCGCGACATGAGAGTTCGCCGCGTTCGCTCCCAGATAGATGCCGTAGGTCTGCGCCGCGTTGGTGCCGAACGTATCGATCAGGTTGCCGGTGACGGTGATCGTGTCGCAACGGTCCAGCCAGATGGCGGCGAATGGCGCGGTGGATGAGTGACCGTTATCCCGGCAGATATTGTTCGCGATCAGGATATCGCTGTGCGTAGCCGTGTTCTCGCTGTTCACGTCGATGCAATACTGGGTGTTGTTGAGGAAGATATTGTCGGTGATACTGATCCGCGCGCACGGGTTGGGTTGCGCGGTGTCGGCGTAGACGCCAACTGCCCCGACGAACGCACCCGTCACGGTGCAGTTGCTCATCCCGCTATCGGTCACGCCGCCGTAGAACGTAAACCCGCCGTCGTTCGACGGTCCATCGATGAACGAGTTGACGATCCAACAGTCGGTCGCACCGATGCCGCCGCCGACGAACTGGCTGGAGTTGACGCCGCCGATCAGCGACACCGCGTCAAAGCGCACGTGCGAAGACTGCACGACGTTCACGTTCCAGTTGATCGAGTTCTTTACCGTGATCCCGGACACCTGAACGTCGCTGGCCTGATACAGATAAATCCCGGCCTGATTTCCACTGGTCTGGTTGGCGCCGTTACAATCGATCGTGCCGCTGCCCCGGATCGTGACATCGTGAACGCCATTGACGATGTTCATGAGCGTGCCGCCGTTGGCACGGACACGTAGCGTGCCATTCAGCCGCAGATCGGTGCTGGTCGGCACGTTAAGAGGCCCCATCACGTATGGCTGCCCGGTGTCGGGGACGAACACCATCGCCTTGCCCGCGTAGGTGTTCAGCACGCTCTGGATCGCCGACGTATCGTCCGTCACGCCGTCGCCTTTGGCGCCGAACGCCAGGACGTTGATCATTGATCCGGCGGTCGCGTCCAACATGTCGGCGTTGGCGTTCAGGTGATTCCCCCACTGCCCGACGTCGAGCGCGTAGTTGGGTTTATAAAGACCCAGATTGGGGGTTCTGGTGTAATCGCTCACGGCGCTTCGTCCCCCAGCCAAATACCCAGCACGGCGGCGCTGTCATGAAGATCCGCGTCGGTCATCTCGTATCGATCGGGCCGGAACGCACGCGCTTCTTGTGCAGAGCGGATGTGGACGTAATACAGCGCCGGATCGCCCCTGGCGGGCACCTGAACGAGGGTGCCATTCGGATCAGTGTAGCTGGTCGCGGCACTACCGGGACGGCCATACCAGGTGTCAGGCGGCGGTGTGCCGGGGTCGGCAGGAACAAAAATATCACCGTTAGCGTCGCGACGATCGCCGAGCGCGTTTTGTGCGTTGCCGCCGTCGCTCTGGAGTTCCGCGCGTAACGCCGCGAAGCCTTCAACGCCAACCGCGAGCGCGGTGACGGGAAACGTGAGCCTGTAATCGACTGTCATGTCGTCACCTGCTGCATTTCAGTGTCGGACAGTGCGCGGTTCCAGTAGGTCACGCGGCGGAAGTAGCCTGTTGGCTGTTGTTGATAACCAACAGGCGTCTGCATGAACCAGAGCGATGTTACCACCGGCAAAGGTGTTGTAAGCGCGGTTGCCGATACAACAGCGCCATTGCCTGCGGAACTGGCAACAGTAGGTTGATATGCTATCGCACTTTTCACGACTGTCCCTGGTGTTATGATAAAACCACCATTCACGTATCCGTTGGTGCCCCCGTTTCTGATTTGTCCATTCATTGCATTAGCAGTCTGCTGGACATAAAGACCAATGGAATCGATGTTAGAATCAGCACCAACCAAATCCAGGACATGACCGAAGCCGCTTGTCGGTTGTCCTGTGTAAATGAACTCACCGTGCAACGTGCCGAAGTTAGCATTGAACCAACTCACATTCGTCGGCATCGACACTACATCCGCCGCCCTCGTCACAGCCACCGATGTCGTTGGAATGTAACTGGTCGGGAACGCACCGACTTCGACTTGTTGTCCAAACGCCCAAACGCCTTTGACTCCATCACCAGAGAAGACAATATTAACGGCGTCGTCATGGAGCACGACATTGGCGATATAGTTAAAGCCGCCCGTGGTTGATGTGTTGGTCGTGGAACACCGATACCAGCCATTGCCCATCGCCTGGATTTTGCCCGATCCGTTGGGAGCTTGCGAGTTAATTGTCCCGTTCGAGAGATCAAAAATGACCGACTGATAGACAGGATAGGCATCATTCTCCAAGCCTACCCTGGCAAACTTATATCCAGCCGCTTTGAGATAAACCGAGAAAGTATAAGTCGTGTTGGGCGAGCCTGACTGTTGTCCCGCGAAGAACTGATGCACGGTATTCGCGACACATGGCACCATCGCCATGGCATCACTGGCTCCAGACGGGCTTATGCCGATATTCGGTATCAATCCGTCCTGCGACGTGGTCAGCGGGACGTTGTTCCAGTTCGTGCTTGGGGCCATCACGTTGGTGCGCTGTTCCTCGATCAACAAACCACGCAACACGCCACCGCTGTAGTCCCAACGCGGCGCATTCGTCGCCGCTGTCCGCACGACACCACTCGCATCGGTATACGTAGCAGATGATGCACGCGTGAACACGATACGCGGATCGAGCGAACCGGGTTGCATGAAGTCGAGTGTCAACGTAGGACCATCGAGTTGCGTCGCACTGATCAGTTCAGCTTGCGATAGCTGGCGCGGCCAGTAGCGCGTGCGGCGTGCCCACTGGCTCATTGAATATTGATAAACCACCGTCCCCGATATGACCAGATTAGTAATAACGGGAAGCGACGCGGGAGGACCAACCGAACTAAAGTTATGCGGGATCGCGTTATGTGCCGCGTTCACATTCTGGTTGATGGCCCATGACATGGCGCCGCGTTGTAATACATCACGAAACACCATAAGTGACGGACCCCAATTGGCGGCACCAACACCAGTCCCGGCGACATTGATAGAAGCCCCATTTATAGTACGTGCTACGCTTGTCCCCTGCGCGTCACCCTGATCCGGGAGGATAAAATCACTATTCGGATCAGTCCCAACAAAAGCAATGGGACCATTATAAGAGAGCGGTGTCCCCTCCATGATATACTCATGCGACAGACTGCCCTGCGTCTGACTAAACCCTGACACACTCGCGATAGGATAACTCAGCACATCCGCCGCGCGCGTCACAGCCGCCGTCGTGGTTGGGATATAACTGGACATGAAGTTGAGTTCGACCTGGGCGCCCCATGCGTAGATGGTTTGCGCGGGCGTGGCGGCTTGCGCGGCATCGCGCATATCAACGCCGAGAATGACATACCACGGAGCGGCGGAGAGTGTTCCGGTTATCAGTGTGAAACGTTGCCATGCGGTTGTAAGGGTGGCTTGTTGCTCGAACCATGCCTGAGTGTTGATTGTCGTGGAGATATAGACTCGCTCACCGCCGACATTGCCTCGCAACCAAACCGAATAAGCATATACAGAGGCGGTTGCCGTAAAAGCCTGAGCTACAGAGCTAAAGTTTGGCACGGATGAAACAGCCTGAAACGCGATACGCGCGGCGGTCATTGTTCCGTCCGGAGCGAGGGCACTATTCGCCGTCACCGTGGGGGCACTGCCACCCGGAGACCATGCCGCGTGCGCCAGATTACCGCTTTGCAGTATCAGGTTTGTGCTCGTATCCTCCAGCAACAATCCCTTGATACGCATGGTAACGGGATCGTAATCAAAACGCGGCACATCGTTCGCAGCCTGCACCAGAACGCCACTGGAATTATAATACCAGCCGGGCGAGGCACGCGTGAACACAGCGCCAGATCCGAGCGTGCCACCCAGGAAGGACTGGTCGAAGGTGGCGGCGCCACCGGCGGCGATACCCCCACCGAACTGTTGCCGCATCTCCTGGCTGAAATACTTGCACCACCCCATCGGCGAGACCGGGCCGGTGACGTGGCCGCACCATTTCGGCGCGATGTAAAACCGGCAGAACGAGCACTTCTCACGCCCGCCCGCTGGCGTGTAGCGCGCCTGCTGGGGTGAGACGCGGTGCGTGATCATGTTCATCAGAACGCGACCAGTTCAGCGCGGAACGGCGCACCGGAATAATCGCTCATTTGCTTGTGGAGGTCGGCCCTCGTCACCGCCTGTTGAAATTGAGCGTCGCACTGTTGCGCGCGGTCATCATCCAGTTCGAACAACGCACCATATTTGCACAAACCCCACAAGTAGACCCCATATAGGTTTTCGAGCACGGCGTTGGTATCGGTCGGCAACTTCAACGGACGTGGTTTGGCATACCACCCCATTAATATCTTCTGCGGCACCCAGTTTGGATCGGGGGGATCTGGAATTACAGGATGAGGCAAAAACTCGATGCAGTCGTGCACCAAACGATAGGCCACGCACGGCGATGGACCGCCAGCGAGACCGCCAGCCGCCCGCCCACTGCCCTGGCCTCCCGTCCAGTGTCCCGACCATTCATCAAGTAGCTGGAACAACTCACCCGATGTCGCGTCCCGGATGCTCTCCATCGTGGCGAAGTCGGTCGGCAGCGAGATGTAGGCGCTATCAATCGGCTGGATGCCCGAGGTCACCATGCAGCGCGCCCGCAGCGTCTGCGCGATCTCGGTCTCGACCATCAGCACCCAGCCTGGGATCAACGGCAGAATGTCGCGACGGTTGAGCCACGCCTGGGTGTCGTCGATCAGCTGTTGATACGTCGCCACGGATCACTTCCGGTCGTTCGGCTTGTGCTCCGGCTGATGGGCGGCTCCTGGCACCCGCATGGACGGCTCCGGAGGCGGCGCCTCCACTGCCGCCCCCTCCTGCTGCGCGGCCTCCAGGGCGGC